ATACCCCCCCGGGGGTCATGTTTCAAACGATGACGGGGGTGTCTCCTCAGGAGAGGGGGGTGGGGTATCGCTGTCAGGATTTTCGGAGTCGAGAGGGGGTTGTTCGTGTGGAATAGGCGGTTGTTCGTGTGGAATAGTATGTATATATGGCAGGGACTCCTCGCTGGCATTCGGGGTGGTGGCGGGTGGGTGGGTGTCGCTGCCGGCCAATTCTCGCATCAACTCATCCGCCTGCGCATCTATGATGTGAGCATCAGTGGCGCTGGCATTGCTCAGTGCTTTGAGCTGAGCCATGATCGAAGCGCGTGCATCCTCAGAGCTGGTGATGGTCCGAACTTCCTTCCGTTCAGTGAATGCCGCTACTTCTGTCACCGTGCCAAGGACCTTTGCAGCCGCCGTGATTTGACCGGGTTTTGACTCTGGATCGGTGATGACGCCGACAAGGGATTGAATGACCAAAGCACGCAAGGCCGAAGGGGTTTGATATTCCTGAGCCTTAATCGCCAGTTGCAGCGCTTCGATTTCCGCTTTTATTCTTTCATCCCCCTTCAGCCTTGATGCGTTATCCCCGTGGGTTTTGGGTTTGCCCTTAGGACTGTAGGCTTTGCGGTATGCGCCTGCGCCCGTTGAGCCCTTCGCCACTTCAAGAGCAAAGGCGCGTTGTTTCGGTGTTAGCTCCCTTGAAACGCTCTTACCCAAGATATGAGAGACGGGAACAGAACTGAGCCCTTCGGTTATCTGAGCCCGGGTTAACTTGGCTGGGTTGTTAGATGTCTTCATGTGTGCGATTGTAGGAGAACAGCACGAGAGCCGCTACCGCTTCGCTTTAAACAAGCCCGCGACCACCTGAGCACCGCCGACAGCGCCACCCGGTCAACTTACCCGGCAGCAGGCAAGCACCACCGACACGGCAGGCATCAGCGCACCGCCTGCACTGTCTCACCCTATGACAGCCCCAGAGCCGCACCGCTTCGCTGATAGGGAAAACCAATCGAAACCCGAAACGCCATAAAAACAAATCATTGGATTTAGGGGCTTGACAAGTGATACATTTATTACCTCACAGCAACCACGTTAACCTAACAGACAGGAGCAGACAAGATGACACAAGCCGAAACAATCGCAGCCATGCAGCAATGGTGCATGGACAACTACAACAAGGGAGCTGACACCATGGTCGAGTGCTGGACAGAATCAGATTATGAAGAGCTGTTCGCGTTTGAAGGCAAGGCCAAGACCGCCAAACAAGCATGGGCAACCCTTCGCGCAATCGTTGACGTATACGCCGACAGGCAAGCCGATTCCCGCAATTCAGTTTTTTAACCCACAGGAGCCCGCACCATGCAATCACTACCCACAGCATTGACCACAGCCCAACTAGAGGGCATTTTGTCTGCACTGGCAGCACTTCCCAGCGCCACAGTAAACCGCCACCCCGACATCATCACAGTGACAGCCACCCGCAAGAAAACGGGCGAGACCGTTAAGGTTTTAAGCGCAGCCACCACAGACGGCCAGCAATGGCACGTTATGACAGTGCCGGGAATCATTACAACCACATTCACCAACTAACCAACCCGCCCGCCTAACCAGCGGGCACCAACTGGAGCCCACCATGAAAACCAGCATCACCAAATCACGCGCCGGACATTACACCGTAACCATTCATGAGAACGGATGGCCCGTATTTTCCAAGCGCCTGATTGACAACATCCACGCAGCGCGCGCAATAGCCGCCGAATTCATCGCGGCACAGGAGAGCGGAACCGACGAAGAAACCAAGACACCAGACGCCCGAGTTATCCAGCTCACACCAGAGCAGGCCGAAGAACTAACCCGCGCCATGCAATGGCCCGAAGACTTGGAACGATTCGACCGCATCGCCAAGCCCACCAACCTGACCGAAATCAAAATTTAAAGGAGCCCAGCATCATGAACAACGAAACAATCGCCCGCCAACTTCGCTGCAATCTATTTGCAGAGCGGACCACCATAGAGGACGCAACCGCCTATGCCTACAACCTGATTCACACCCTCAGACCACAGGACCGCATAACAGCCCTCACAGCGCTGCACGTACTTGCCAACACCATCGCCAACACCATCGCAGCACAGGAGCCCACAACATGACCACAGCCGACACCCTACGCACCATAGCCGCCCGCCTTATCGGTTACCAGACCCAAGGCCACGGATTCGACAAGGTACACCACAGCCTGACCTTAAAAAATGCCCTTCAATGGGCTCACTGCTATGACCGCGCCACCGTGACCAGACGCGGGCAGTTTATCGCCAGCACCACCACCAAGGCCCAACGATGAAACGCTACACACCCGACACCATACCCGACAGCGCCGCCTATATCGGCAGCACAGAGGGCCCGGACCGCATAAGCACCCAAGTGCTCGACTTGATCGACGAAACGACCGCCCCGGCCTACATACAAGACCCAGACGGCACACGGCATTTTTTTGAACTATGCCCGCAGGATTTCCAGCCCCGCGCCTACAGCAACGAAGCCAGCTTTTTATAACCCACAGGAGAAACACACCATGAAACCCCAAGACCTTCAAACACTCGCAGCCGCAGCCTTGATGCCCGCAGGTTTTCGCCACCACGACAGCGGAGAGCCAGCCGAGCCCGCAGCAGTCACCGCAGCCGCAGCAATCGCCGCCAAAGTAGACGAGCTGGGCCAGCTTCACGCGACCATGGCCGACATAAAACGCAAGGCCGACCGTATCCGCACAGAACTAGAAAACGCCGGGTTATCAGACATAGAAGGCCAACTCTACCGGGTGAACTTCGCCCAATGCGCAGGCAAGACCCAGACCGACTGGCAAGCAATCGCCCAGCGCCTGAAAGCCAGCGCCCAACTGATACGCGCATACACCAAGACGGGCGAAGCCAGCACCCGCATGACCGTTAAAGCACGCCAGACCCACTAAGGAGAAAACACCATGAACATGCAAGACGTTTACACAATCGAAGAAAACACCGAAGCCACAGAAGAAGATTATTATTTTTCAATACAACGCGCCATTAATTCGGGCGCATGGGGATTACAGGGCAGTTACGGCAGGGCCATGATGGACGCAATTAAAGGGGGTTTTTGCTTGCTTGGAAAACAGCCCGCCCGCGATTATTACGGTAACCGAATCCCGAGCCGCGACGAAGTACAAGCAGGCGCCAAAGGAAGTTATTCATACGTAGTCAAAAGCCACGGCAGCGAGTGGGCCGACATGATGGAGGGCGCAGCATGAACCGCCAGCACTTCACCGTTAACCCCGCTTTACCGCACCCCGACAGCGACAGCGACCCCGCACCGATGCCACTGGCCGAGGCCGTAGCCTTCGCCCTTCGGATGCTCAAAGACCCGACCGCTACCCAATGGCAGCGCCAAAAGGCAGCCGACGAGCTGCAATATTCATTCGACACACAGGAGCCCACCGCATGAAATACCATTTTATTCAGAGCAGCACCAACCGGAAAACCGGACCGATACCCCAGACGTACACCAGCCGCGAGAGCTGCCCGCCCTCATGCGCACATTACCGCAGCTCATGTTATGCGGAGGATTTTTACACCCGCCTGACATGGGACAAAGTACCAGCACGCGGCACCGACTTGGAGGGTTTGATTAAAGCAATCAACAGATTACCCAAGGGTCAATTATGGCGCCACAATGTAGCGGGAGACCTACCGGGAGACGGGGAGACAATCGACGCCTTCGCACTGGGCCAAATTGTCAAAGCCAACCGAGGCCGCGCCGGGTTTACCTACACCCACAAGCACAGCCCGGACGCTATCCGATGGGCCAAGCACGCGACAGCATGGGGGTTTACGGTCAACCTAAGCGCCGACGATGCAGGAGAGGCCGACCGACTCGCCGCGACAGGTCTCCCGGTGGTGGTGGTGGTGCCCATGGACACCCCAAAGCACAGCCAGACGCCCGAGGGCCGGCCCGTTTTGGTTTGCCCCGCACAAACCACCGATTACATGACGTGCGCACTGTGCGCACTATGCCAACGGGCAGACCGCCGCCAGATCATAGGCTTTAGAGCACACGGCACCAAGGCAAAGCAGGCCGACCGTATCGCACGCCGGGTTATCCCAATCGCTGCAATCTGACAGCGCCAGCGCCAGCCCTTCGCGGAGGGTTGTCGCGGGAATTGTCCCGACCACAGGAGCCAGCACCATGAACCCAGAAAACCCCGATGAATTGAAATGCACCAACGCCGAACCGGGCACCTATGGCCACGAGTGCGGAAAGCCCGCCCAATGGACCGCGACAAAACCCAACGGGTACAGCAGCGCATTTTGCGACCAATGCCGCCAGCATGGAACCGAAGCCCGCCCTTATGGGCAATGGACGCCGTACAAGGAGCCGCAGCAATGAAAAACCCCGAAGCCCACTACATAAACGCCGGGCACCGATACGAACGAGCCCACACGCCCGGACAGGTAGCCGCAGCCAGTCAGATAATCCGCACCCTACTGGAGGCAGAAAAGCCCCACGACCAGACCGAGGGCCGCAGGCTAATCGAGCAAGGCAGGCAAGAGGCCCGGAGAGCATGACGCCCCAGCCATGGCCCTTCCCACCGCCCGGAGGCCCGACACCATGGACCCCGGAGCAGGTGCGCGACTACCAGCGCCAGCAGGAGGAGCGAGCCCGACAGGACGCGCCGCCGGCCCCGTGGTGACCCCCGCCGGGGTTAATTGCGAGACAGAGGCTGGCCGCGAACCCCCCGCCCATTTTTTAATTGCGAGACAAATGCCAAACCAAAACCACCCACTGACACGCGCCTACATGCTGGGCGCACGAGCCACCAGCCACGCATCCATGAGTGAGGCTATGCGCCTTATCCATGCTTGCGAGAGAGCTGCCGACCGACTAACCATTGACCAGTGCAAGCTAGCCGCTGAAATACTTATTGAGAGGAAGATGCCGTGAAAACCTACCGTTTGACCATCGAAAGAACCGTGCGCTTTCAGCTTGATCTCGAGGCAGATGACCGCCTTGACGCCCTCAGAAAAGTCACTGAAATGGCATTGGACTATGATGATCGAGACCTAAAGGAAACCCGTGTCATCTCTGTCCAAGAACCCACAATCCCTGTTCAGCATCCATTTGATTGAGGGACCTGATGGCCGTGT